GTCGTACTCCAGCTGCAGCTGCTCCAGGTCGAACAGATCGCAGCCGCCGGCGATCGCATCGTCCAGGGTGATCGTCTTGCGCCACTGGCCGTCTGGACACAGCGCGCCCTGCGTGTAGGCCGCTTCGCTGGGCCACACACCGCCGGCCTTCTTGCCGCGTTTGCTGTTGCGAAATTCCTCGCCCGACCAGAACGGATACGCTTGATGCGACACGGCGCTGGGCGTCGAGAAATAGGTTTTGCGCCATTTCTTGTGGGTCCCCATGGCGCTGGCGACGGTGCTGAGTTTTTCGAAGTCGCGAATCCAGAAATACTCGTCCACATAGACGTGGCCGTGATAGCCCTGGGCGGTGCTGCTGTTGGTGCTGAGAAAGCGCAGTTCGGCGCCGTTACTGAGCGTGATCGGGTTGCCGGTCAGTTCGATATCAAACCATTGCTTGGCAAACTGGATGATGTAGCTGCGAAAGATCTCGGACTGCGATCGGCTGGCAGACAAAAAGACCTGGTTGTCACCGCTCAGCACGGCGTCCATGAACGCTTCGCCGGCGAAGTAGTAGGTCAGGCCAACCTGCCGGCTTTTGAGGATGTTCCGGACACGGCGTGTCAGTGGGTTCTGCTTCGCCTCGAAAAGCTCTTTCTGATAGCCGTACATCTTCGAGATGAATTTATCGAGGAAATCCACTTCGGTCAGGCCGCTGATGTCGTTCTTGGCCTTCTTTTCGCGCTTCTTGGCGCCGCCTTCGCCCCGTTCACGGCGTTGACCAGGCTGCCGTTCGCGAGGCTCGTCCGGACGACCAGACGGCAGCGCCGGCGAAGGTTTCGCGGACAGCTTTTTCAGGCGTTCAAGCAGGCCGGTCAGTCGCTCCAGCTCGTCCAGTTCGGCTTTCGTCAGCGGATCGACTTTTTCCAGGATCAGGGTGAGGCGCCGATTGACCGCGCTCAACGGTTCTTCATCAGTGAGCATGTCGTCCCAGCCGCCTTGGCGGATCCAGTAGTAGACGATGCGGATGTTGGGCAGATTCAAATGCGCCTGTATTTCCTTTACCGAACAGCGGCGCAGGTAGAGGCGTTTTGCGGCTTCTTTAACTTCGGTCGGGTAGTTCATAGTCCGCAGTCTATGCGGCGAAAACGCCGGAAACGCGGGGTGAAAAGCTGCGATTCGCCTATCTGGCGGAAATAGGAGAACACTGAATTTCAACCGTTTGTTTGACGGCAAACGGCTCCCTATCGTGGCGGCTCATTCAACGATTGAGCGCAGTCACCACTCATGCCCCGTTCCCTTGTCTCCTACTGGAAACGTGTTGCCACCAGCGGCCCGACCGTCGATGGCCGCGAGATTCTTCCCCAGGAACTGCGCGACATCGCCGAGACCTACACGCCGGCCAAATACACCGCTGTGATCTGGTGCGACCACGAGCGCTGGCCTGGTTCACACGGCACTGTATTCGCTGTGCGCCTGGTTGAAGAGGGCGAGGATCTGGAGCCCGGACAAATTGCCCTGGAAGCCCAGCTAAAACCGAACGATCGCCTGCTGTACCTCAACGATCAGGGCCAGAAGCTGTTCTCCAGCATCGAAATCACTCCGAATTTTGCCGGCAGCGGCAAGGCCTATCTGACAGGGCTTGCGGTGACTGATTCGCCCGCCAGCCTCGGCACTCAGGAGCTGTATTTCTCCAACCGAACCAGCCGGGCCGCGTATTACGCCGCGTCGCTGGAACTCGGCCCACTGCGCGAAATCGAGACGCAGGGCGAGATCGGCCGTCTGGCCGCCATGTTCACCCGCCTGTTCAAGCGTTTCGGTATCGAAGACAGCCCCGCCGAAACCACTCCGCAAACCCCAAACGAGAGCAAACCCCCAATGGATGAAGCTACCGCCACGGCCCTCAAAGCCCTGCTGGCCCAGCTGCTGGTTGTCGCCGCCGGCATTCAAGCCGTGATCGAGCCTGCTGCAGAAGACGCACCAGAACCCGATCAAGCCCCGATCGATGATGTCACTGAGGCGGTGGACGAGATCGTCACCACAGCCGAAGAAGAGCGCGAATTCAAGCGCAACGGCGGCGGAAACAAAGCTGTGCTAGCAGCGTTGACCAGCTTGCAGAAGCAGTTCGCCGAACTGAAAAACACCAGCAACGGCCGTCAGTTGCCGCGCTCTGCTGGCCCCGCTGATAAATCCAAAGTGCGGGTGCTCTGATCATGGCCCGTTCCCTGAGCGCTTACGGCGCCAAGATGTACGCCGAAATGCAGCTGGCGATCGCTGAAACCTACGGTGTTCCGCTGTCCAGCAAGATGTTTTCCGTTGAACCGTCGATCGCCCAGGAGCTGAACGACGCCATCACCGCAAAGGCCGATTTCCTGCAACGCATCAACGTCATTCCAGTGACCGAGATCAAAGGCGAGAAAGTATTTATCGGCGTGTCCGGCCCGGTCACCGGTCGCACCAATACCAAGACCACCGATCGCGAAGCGAAGGACGCGTCGGAGCTAGATAACAGCACCTATGAGCTGTCGTCGACTGAATCTGACGTGGGCCTGCCGTACGCGAAAATCGACGCCTGGGCCAAGTTTCCGGACTTCCACCAGCGGTACTCGGCGGCCGTCCAGAAACAGATCGCCCTGGATCGCATCATGGTCGGTTTCCACGGTTTGAAAGCGGCTGCGCAGACCGACATCGAAGCCTATCCAATGCTGCAGGACGTCAACAAAGGCTGGCTGCAGCAGTTACGCGAGCAAGCGCCGCAACAGGTTCTCAAGGAAGGCAAGGAAGCGGGCAAGGTGACACTGGGGCCGGATGGCGATTACGCCAACCTGGACGCCCTGGTACATGACACCAAGCAGATGGTGGACGAACGTCTGCGCGACGGCGGCGACCTGATCGCCATCATCGGCACCGACCTGTTGGCGGCGGACAAAGCGAAGCTGTACGCCAAGCAAGGCGACGTGCCGACGGAGAAAGAGCGCATCGAAGATGCCCAGGTGATTGCCACCTATGGCGGTCTGCCGAGCTTCAGCGTCCCGTTCTTTCCGGTCAACGGTGTGCTGGTCACCAGTTGGGACAACCTGTCGATCTACTTCCAGGACTCCAGCTGGCGCAAGCAAACCGTGGACAACCCGAAACGCTCCCGCGTCGAGGATTACAACAGCCGCAACGAAGGCTATGTGATCGAGCAGCTGGAGAAAATCGCGCTGACCGAGAACGTGGAGCTGGTGAAGTGAGCCTGGCTCTCGCACACAAGCGCCGCACTTTGGCTCAGGGAACCGCTGCAGTGATTGCTGCTGCAGCGGCACCGCTGGCGTATTCGCCGGCGGAAGCCCTGAGCAGCCCGGCCAACGCGAAAAAGCATCTGCTGCTGATGGAAGCCTCGCTGGATCAGGATCTGCAACGCCTGAGCGATATCAAGGGTCTTGCCGGGCGTCAGGCGCTCAAGCGTGAGGAACTGCTGCCTAAGTATCAGGACTTCATTCAGCGCTACATGGACTCGGGCCTGGTGATGCCGAACCGCGTCCTGGTCCAGGTGATGGTCTGGCTGTTCGACACCGAGCAGTTCGAAGATGGCCTGGCACTGGCTGACTTTGCGATCGGGCAGGGGCAGGAGATGCCCGAGCGGTTCAAGCGGCGCGACGTGCAGACCTTCGTTGCCGACGCGGTAATCGATTGGGCTTACGCGGAATACAACGCCCAGCGCAGCCCGGAGCCATACCTGTCTGACCTGCTGCCCCGCGTCGACGGTGAGTGGGAGTTGACCGAGCAAATCCCGAGCAAGTACCACAAGTTGATCGGCATGCGCGCCATGGAGGCCGAGCAGTGGGAAACCGCGCTCCAGCATCTGGAGCGCTCGACCGAGCTGTACGCGAAAGCCGGCAACGAGACGCGCATTGCGAAGTGCCGCAAAGCGATCGCCAAACAAACACCCGCCGTCACCGGCGCCCAATAACCGACTACCCCCCCAGCGGGGAACTGTGGACGTGTGTCTGCCATTTATGGCCAGCCCCACGGAAAACAGTCTCCCCGCCCTATTTGAGCGGTCAGCAATGAGCTTTTCCGGTAAACCCACCACGTTTGTGGAACAGATGATCGAGAACGACGGCTTTTGGCCGGATCTGTCTGTTGCCGAATTCCAGAAAGGATACCGCCTGCCGGCGGAGTACCTGGTGGACATGCTGGCCGCTGACCTGACCATGGCAATGGTCGAGGTCAATGCCGATCTGGCAGAGCTGAAACAACGCTGGCGAGCCCTAGGCGTAAACAGTGTCGAGGTTCCCGATCCGCTCAACCTCCCGCCGAAGCAGATCAAGGAATGGCCATTCATCCAAACTGATCAGAACCTTCTGCCTGATAACGCGTTGAAGCTGAAAATCTACCGACGAGCCGTGTACTGCCGGGCCAAGGCGAGCGCGTTACAACAGTTCGCCACGGTGACCCGCCGCGAAAGCGCAGAGAACACGGGCAAGGAAGCGCCGGAACGCGAAAGCACGTTCCTGGCATTCAGCCAAGCGGCAGTGCGCGCCTTGCAAGGCCGTGGCCGCGTCACGGCGGCGCTGTTATGACCAAGCTCCAAGGGCTGACCGCGTACCTGCAGGAACGCCGTCTGGTCGAACCCGAGCAGCTCGACAGTTTCACCGAGCAGGTCAAGCTTGCACTGATCTGGAAGCCCGACGTCGACGGGATGCATCTGGGCGACATGCACTATCGCGCCGTGATCGTCCTGGAGCGCTTCGCCGACCATCCGGCGCGGCTAATGGCTCTGGTGGGCAGTTGGCTGGAAAGCCACGACGCCAACCGTGACCGTCACGAGCTGCCGGCGCCGGAATTCCTTGTCGAGCCGGTCGACAACGACCTATTCGACGTGGAAATCACGCTGGAGTTTGTCGAGCCGCAGTATCTGGCCGAGGACGCCGCCGGCGAGATCCAGGCCTTTGGCAAAACGTGGGCGTTCGTCCCGTTTGACCTGTGGGTTGCCGAGCGCGGCGAGGTGGCCACCGATGGCCGGCCGTAGCACGTTCGAACTGGACATTCGCGGTCGTTTGGGCGTCCGCGAGCAGTTGGCATTGCTGAGCCTTCCGCCGCAATTGCGCCGCCGCTTGCTGAATCAGGTCACCAAACGCGTGCGCACGATGAGCCGCAAGCGCGTGCGTGAGCAGAAGAACCTGGACGGCACGCCGTTCGCCCCACGCAAAGGCGACGGCAAGGGCAAAAGGAAGATGGAAGCCGGTCTGGCCAAGTTGATGGTGGTCACCCGGGTAAGCCCTGATGAAGCGGAACTGGGCTGGAAAAACGCCCTGACCCGATGGGTCGCCGCGCAGCAACACAACGGCGTCAGCGAACGCCGTACCGCTCAACAGATGCGCCGCTGGAACAAGACCCCACCGGGTTTGGCAGCCACCGACAAGCAGGCCAAGCGCCTGCGCCGGTTGGGCTTCCGCGTGCGCCAAGCGGGCAAAAAGACGCTGGCTCGGCCGTCGGTGGCGTGGATTCAGGAGCATGTGAACTACGCCAAAGCCGGTTTGCTGATCCGGATCCTCGACGACCAGCGCAGCGAAAGCACCGGCGCGCAGAGCTGGGAAATCACGCTTCCGAAACGCCAGTTCATCGGCGCCGAAACCGAACGCGAAACCAATCTCCTGATTAACCAGGTGTTGCAACAAATCCTAAATTCACCCCGCTAACGAGGCACTGCATGGCACTCGGTCAAGTCACCGTCGACAATCTCAATCTAGGCCAGGGCGCCGTGACTGAGGTTGAGCGTTACTTTCTTTTCATCGGCCCAGCCGCCAAGAACGTCGGCCAGTTCGTCCCGCTGAACACCGATAGCGACCTGGACGCCGCGCTGGGCGTTCCAGCGAGCGACCTCAAAACCCAAATCGCTGCCGCGCGGCAGAACGGTGGTCAGCGCTGGGCCTGCATCGCGGCCCCGATCGGCGCCGAAGGTGACTGGGCCACTGCGCTGGAAAAGACCCAGCAACAGGGCGTGTCCGTCGAAGCGGTGATCATCACCAAGCCTGTAGTGAAGGCTGACGAGCTGTCAGCGATGCATGACGCAGCCGTCACCCTGAACAACACCTACGGCCGCCGAGTGTTCTTTCTGGCGAGCAGTGTCGGCATCGCCGTCGACCAGACCTGGGCGCAGTACCTCACTGAGCAAAAGGCCTTGGTAGCAAACCTCGCCGCGCCGCGCGTAGCTGTAGTGCCTCAGTTGCACGGCAATGATTTGGGCGTGCTGGCTGGCCGCTTGGCCAATGCGGCGGTGAGCATTGCTGACAGCCCGATGCGCGTAGCCACCGGTGCCGTGCTGGGACTTGGCGAGGTGCCTGTTGATAGCGAGCTGACCCCGCTGCCGTCCGCCGTGCGCACTGAGCTGGACCGCGCAAGGCTATCCGTTACGCAAACCTACCCGGATTACCCAGGCGTGTACTGGGGTGACTGCAACATGCTGGACACCCCCGGCAGCGACTTTCAAGTCGTGGAGTACCTGCGCATCACCGACAAGGCCGCTCGCCTGATTCGCCCGCTGCTGATCCGCCGCGTCGCCGATCGCCGATTGAACAACACGCCCAACAGCATGGCGGTGAATACCAACCAACTGATGGCGCCGCTGCGTGCCATGGCGAAGTCCATCAAGTTTGCCGGCGAAGTGTTCCCCGGCGACATCGAGCCGCCGAAGGACGGCGACCTGGTGCTGGAATGGCTCAGCAAAACCAAGGTAGCGGCCTACATCAAGCTCAAACCCCTCAACTGCCCGAAAGACCTGACGGCGAACATTGCCCTTGATCTTTCCACCGACAAAACGGAGTAACGCCCATGGCAAAGATTGGCGGCAAGAACTTTGACGTGAGCCTGGGCGACATCGCGCTGCACGTTGAGAACTGCACCCTGGACATTACCGACAACTCGGCAGTGGCTCAGACCCGAGGTGTTCCCGACGGCTACGTGGACGGCGACGTGGCCGCTGCCGGCGAACTGGAGCTGGATACCACCAACTTTCAACTGCTGATCGATGCAGCGCGCTCGGCCGGTAGCTTTCGCGAGCTCAAGCCGTTCGACGCGGTGTTCTTCGCCAAAGCCGGTGGGGATGAGGAACTGCGCGTGGAAGCCTTCGGTTGCAAGGTGAAGGTGTCCAGTCTCCTGGCGATCGACCCGAAGGGCGGCGAAAAGACCAAGCACAAGGTGCCATTCGACGTCACCAGTCCGGACTTTATCCACATCAACGGCGTGCCGTACCTCGCTGCCGCTGAGATCGAAGGTATCCGCTGATGGTGGACTGGTTCGATCGCGCCCAGGAACTGGAGCAGCGCCAGCGTGACCAGGCCATCAAGGCCCAGCTGCTGAAGCCTGTGCCGGTCGGGCCAAGCCTGAGCCATTGCCAGGACTGCGACAAAGAAATCCCGCCGGCGCGCCAGGCGCTGGGCGGAAAAACGCGGTGCGTCCCGTGCCAAACGGGGTTTGAGCAGAGTAATCGCCGATGACCACTGACGCCGTGCGCCTCGGAGCGCTGGAACAGAAGTTCGCTGTCTTTGAACACCGCTTGGGCGAGTTAGAAGACCGGCACGAAACCGTCCCGACTCGGGTCACCAAGTTGGAGCAAGGTTTCGAGCACATGGCGGGGCAGCTGTCTGAGCTGAACGCTGGCCAGCAGACCCTGACGGTCGCGGTGAACGACATCGGCGCGAAGGTTGGCCGCTTGCTGACCATCCTCACGGTGGTCGCTTCTGTGCTGCAAATGGTTGTGCCGGCACTGCTTCGAGTGTGGTTTCCATGAGCCTGCGCGGCCGAATTCAAGCTGGCGCGCTCGCGCTGGCCAGCGCTCCGCTGGTGATCTTCCTGGGCACCTGGGAAGGCCGTGGCCAGAACACCGTTTACGCCGATCAGTTGGCCGGCGGTCTGCCGACCGTCTGCAAGGGCATCACCCGGCACACCAGTCCGTTTCCGGTCGTGGTGGGTGACTACTGGTCACCAGGACGTTGCGCGGAGGTGGAGCAGCTGGTGATCCGCAAAACCCAACTGCAGCTGGCCGACTGCATCACCAACCCCGATGTGGGCCAGAACACTTTCGACGCGCTGACCAGCCATGGCCACAACGTTGGTGTGCCCAGCACTTGCGCCAGTCGGGCGGTGGCATTGATCAATGCCGGCCGCATCGCTGACGGTTGCAGGGCGTTGGCCTGGGCACCGGACGGCAAGACACCGGTATGGGCGTATGTGACCGACGCCCAAGGCCGCAAGCGCTTCGTTCAAGGCCTGCACAACCGTCGTTTGGCGGAAATGAAGTTGTGCCTGCGATGACTTTTTCCTCGTTGCGCCTGGCGCCGCTCGTCCTGCTACTGACCTTGCTGTTGTGGCTGGCCTTCGATCGGGTAACCGATCAGCGCGATGACGCCAGGCGCGAGCGCAACAGCGCGCAGTGGGAAGTGAAAGGCCTACGTGAGGCGGCCCGAATCAGCGGCGAAATGCTGGCCGAGCGGGACGCGATCGACCAACGAAACACTCAGGAATTGACCGATGCGCGCACCAAGAACGATCGCCTGCGCGGCGCTGTTGACGATGGCACTGGCCGGTTGCACGTTCGCGCCGCCTGTCCCGCCGGTGGATCTGTGCCCGCCACCGCCGGCGCCGCCCGCGTGGTTGATGCAGAGCGCCCCGAACTCGCAGCAGACGCTCGACCGGATTATTTCACCCTCCGGGATCAGCTCGCCTTAAGCCGGCAAATGATCCTCGGACTGCAGCAATACGTCCGAGACGTGTGCCAGCGATCGCCGGCGCACCAGGACACCACTTTACCCAACCTCAACAAGAGAGCACCCCAATGAGCCAAAACACTGAAATCACCCTGGAAGTCGGCGAGCAGGAATTCACCTTCAACCTGACCCCGGCCGACGTCACCAAGTATTTCAACGCCCTGACCCAAACCAACAAGGTCGCCCCGGGCAACAACCTGTTGATGACCACCGTCAAGCAAGAGGAAAAGGCCACGCTGAAACCGCTGCTGGGCAATCCGGTGATGGTGATGCAGATCGCCGGCGCGCTGCTCGAGGAGTACGCGCCCAACGTTGAGGTGATCGTAAAAAAGCGCTCGAGCACGCTGAGCGCCTAAGCGAAAACGGACTGGGCCAGTTAATGGCCCTGACGAACCGCTGGCTTCCTGGTGCCGAACCCACGCCCGAGGCGATGGGGACGGCCAAGTGGCTGGAGGACGAACACTGGAGACGCATGGAGTTCGCCGTGGCTAACGGCATCGCCCTTGCGCTGAAAGGGTAACGACATTGGCAGACCGTAGCGCCAGCCTGGCTTTCATTCTCAGCTTGCAGGACAAGGTCACCGCGCCTCTGGGCAAGGTGAAAATGGGCTTTTCCGAGCTTGCCGATCAGAGCGAAAAACACATCAAGACGATCGGCATGGGCATCGGCGGCGTGACGGCGGCCGTGGTCGGGATCCGTGAGTCGATGGAACCAGCGCTGGAGGTCAATCGCGCCCTCGGCGACGTCCGATCGCTCGGCGTCGCCGAGGATGCGTTGTCTGCGCTGAATGCGAAGTCGCTGCAGTTCGCGGTGAGCTACGGCGAGAACGCAAAGGATTTTGTGGCCTCGGCGTATCTGATTGAAGGCGCCATCAAAGGCCTTGCCGGCAACCAGCTTGCGATCTTCACCAACACCAGCAACCTGCTGGCCAAAGCCACCAAAACCGACGCTGAAACCATGGGTGAATACGTCGGCACGCTCTACAACCTGCAGAAGTCCCAAGCGGATGCGATGGGGAAGGGCGCGTGGGTGGAAAAACTCGGCGGGCAGACGGCGCTGGCCGTGCAGCTGTTTCGCACCAGCGGCGCTGCGATGAAAGACGCTTTCAAGGAAGCCGGCGCGATCGCCACCACATCCGGCGTCGACCTGGCTGAGCAGATGGCAGTGATCGGCACGCTCAGCAGCACCATGGAAGGCGGCGATGCCGGCGGACGCTACAAGGCGTTTTTCGAAAACATCGGCGCGGCGTCGGACAAACTCGGCATGAAGTTCACCGACCAGCAGGGCAAGGTCCTGCCGATGATGGCGATCCTGGACAAGCTGCAGGGCAAGTTCGGAGATCTGACCAGTGCATCGGCCGGCGCCAAGTTGATGGAGGCTTTCGGCGGTGAGGGCGCCCAGGTGATCGGCGCGCTGGCCAAGGACACCGATCGGTTGCGTAACGGCATCGAGCAGTTGGGCAAGGTGCGCGGGTTGGAGAACGCCGAGCAGATGGCCCGGGCCATGGTGGACCCATGGCAGCAGTGGGCCTCCCTGGTCGAGGTCATGCGTGTGGTGTTTGGCCAGGTGTTGATCCCGGTGCTGACGCCGTTCATGAACAAGATGGTGGATATCGGCAAAACCTTGGTGCGCTGGTCGCAGCTGTTTCCCAACATCACCCGCGTGATCGGCATCACCGCACTGACAATCATGGGCATCGTTGGCGCCATGTCGTTGCTGACGTTGGTCGTTGGGATTTCGCGGATGACCTGGCTGGGTCTGGTGTCGGTGTGGAAAGTCGTCCAGTTGCTAAACCTGCGCACCGTTGCCGGCTTCGTGCTGCGGAAACTGGCGATCCTGGCTTACATGGCAGTGATCTACACCCTCAGCACGGGCCTAGCGATGGTGCGCGGCGCCATGCTGCTGTGGCAGGGCGCGATCTGGCTGGTCAACGCGGCGCTGCTGGCCAACCCGATGGTATGGATCGTGGTCGGTGTTCTCGCCCTGGTGGCGGTCATTGTTGCGGCCGTCCACTACTGGGACGAATGGACGTCCGCTCTGATGAATACGGCCGCGTTCCAGTTCGTCGCCGACAAGCTCCAGAAACTGGCCGACTGGTTCAATTCTATGGGCGGTTGGTCAGGCATGGCCAAGGCGGCATGGGACAGCATCGTCGGTATTTTCACCAAGGCCGTTAACGGCGTGATCGAGCTGCTCAACAGCATCCCGGGCGTGAACATCGAAGCGCGTTTCGGCGGCATGCCAGAGGTGCCTGGTGTTGATGCTGCCACCAATGCCGCCGACACCGCCAACGCCGCGCAGAAAGCCCAGCAGACCATCAACGCGGCCATTCCCAGCCTTTCACCGGCGCGCCCTGCAGCGGTGCCACCTGGTGGGTTGCTGACCAGCATCCAGAACAACAACAGCAGCCAGAACAAGGGCACGCATGTGGAGAACGTGAACATTCACACCAGCAAACCGATGAATCCGCTGGAGGTGGAAAACATGGTCGCTATGGCGGTGGGCGGATGAGCGAGTACGTAGACCTGTTGATCGTCAACAACGACCTGGCACTGGATCCGTCGCGCCAGCCACTGCTGATCGATGACCGCGCCTGTATCGCCCAGGACATCGCCCACATGATCCGCGACAGCGGGCTGCTGGTGACGTTGGTCGCCGAACGCGATCGGCTGCGTCAGCGCGACTGCATCCAGCAGCTGGAGCTGTTGGTGGAGGATGACCAGCGCCTGGTGCCGGGTACGGCGCGCATCACCCAGCAGGAACCAGGCGTGTACCTGGTCACTGCCAAAACTCTGAAATTTGGTTCGATTGAGGTAAGTCTGTGAGCCAGGTCGACTTCAAAAAAGTGATCGCCGACGCCGGCATCCCGACCACCGAGGCCGCTCTGAAAGCTGCGTGGGAGAAGGAGGTCGAAGCCCAAGGCGCCAAAGTGGCCAACACCAGCAGCTATTCGCCGTTCTGGCGAGTAATGACCGCACTGGTGACCAAGCCGGTGCTGTGGCTGTTGGATTTTATGTGCCTGACGGTGCTGCCCAATTTCTTCGTGAAAACAGCGGTAGACGCTTGGCTGGACACGCTCGCGTGGGCGGTCAACGTCGAGCGCAAAGGCGCTACCAAGGCACGGGGGAAATTGCTGTTTACCCGGGCTTTACCGGACGGTGTCCTGGAGTTGGAAAAAGGCATTGTGGTGCAGTCTGCCGCGATCAACGGCAACGTCTACCAGTTGATTACCACGGCGCCGGCGACATTTGTTGCTGGTCAGCTGCAACTGGACGTACCGGTGGAGGCGGTCGATTCCGGCAGTGGTTTCAACCTTGCCCCGGGTTACTACGCGATTTTGCCGGTGCCGGTACCGGGCATCATTCAGGTCGTGAACAAGGACGGTTGGCTGGAGTCACCAGGTGCGGATCCGGAGCCGAACGACCAGCTGCGCTTGCGCGTGCGCAATCAGTTCTCAGCGGTGAACCAATGGCACACCGACGCCGTGTATCGCGCCATGATTTCAGCCTTCCCGGGCGTGCGTCCGGATGGCGTCTATTTCGAGCACGGCGCCCCGCGTGGGCCAGGCAGTGCCAATGCCTTCGTGCTTTTCGATGCGGGTGTGCCGGCGGCGACTTACCTGGAGCAGATCAATTCGCATATCCGCGACCAGGGTAATCACGGCCACGGCGATGATCTGCTCGCCATGATCATGCCCGAAGTCCCTGTAGACGTCGAAATGACGCTTTGGCCGCAGCCCAACCTGAGCGCCGAGCAGGTCGACACGCTCAAAACTGAGGTCGAGCTGTTCATTCGTGCAGCGTTTCGAGAAAGCACGCCCCGCGACTATCAACCCACGTTGACTTATCCACAGTCGCGTTTCAGCTTCAGTCGACTCGCGGAAGAACTGCACCAGCAGTTCGCCGATATCGCATCACTGCGGTTCACCCCCGGCGTCGACATCACCAGCGGATTGGACATTCCGCGCCTGGCGTCGCTGAAGGTGAACGTGCAATGAACAAACTGAAACTGCCGTTCTGGCTCGGTGGTACCGAGCTGTCGAAGTTGGTGGCCGCTGCCCAGGCATGGTGGGAAACCGCGACCGGCTGGCTGCGCTGGCCTTATTCGCAGATCGATCCCGACACCTGCCACCTGAATATTCTTGAATTGTGGGCCTGGCAGCGAGACGTGACGCGGTTCAAAGGCGAACCCGAATCCCTGTTTCGGCTGCGCGTGAAATACGCGTTTATCAACTCGGTCGACGCCGGCAGCACCGCCGGCTTGAAACGCATATTCCAGCGCCTCGGAGTGGGTTACGTCGAGATCGAGGAGCGTCAGCCCGATCGGGATTGGGACGTCGTGCTGCTCAAATTCAGCAACGCTCAGCTGTCTCTGAACCCCGAGCTGCTGCGTGTATTGATCCAGCAATACGGCCGAACGTGTCGGCGCTATGACTTCGTCACCATCACCCCCGTAGGGCTACAAATCGCCCTGATCGACTTCAACGACGACCAGCAAACGCTGGTCGCCAGCCTGTAGGAGCGCACCGTGAGCGCCAGTATTACCTTGGCGGGCGAAAGCCAAATCGCCCTGAAACAAAGCCTGCAACAGCCGCTGATTGTTACCCAGTTCATCTTTGCCAACGTGCCGGGGCTTGACCCGACCAAGCCGCTCGATCGCGCTGCCGGCAAGCCACCCGCTGAACAGATCGTCCACGTCTATACGATCCCGGAAAAAAATGCCGGCTACGTGAATCCGAACCAGGTGGTGTACAGCGCCCAGTTGGGATCGGATATTGGTGACTGGGATTTCAACTGGGTCGGCCTCGAAGATGCCGATGGCATCTTGTTCGCCGCGTCTTCGGTGCCCCTGCAGCAAAAGCGCAGAAACATTCCGCCGGAGCAGATCGGCAACAACGTCACTCGCAACTTTCTGGTGGCCTTTGATGGTGCGATGCAGCTCACCGGTGTGAAGATCGATGCCAGCACTTGGCAGCATGATTTCACGGTACGCCTTGCCGGCATCGACGAGCGCGAGCGGCTGAGCAATCGCAATCTCTACGGACGAGCGTTCTTTTTCAGTGACTCGTTGATGTTCGAAAAAGCGGAGACCGGTTACCAGATCAACGGTGGCACGGCCTACGTCGAGGGCATCCGCGTAGCGATCGCGAAGGCAGAGGCCGTCCAAGAAGTTATCCCAGTAGGCAAGATCTGTTTAGACGTTTGCCTGGAGCGCCAGTTGAACGACCGGGTGGCTGTGTGGAAAGTGGTGTTCGGTGAACAAACCGACTATACCGACGCCGCTGGTGTGCGCCATTACTGTGTACCAATCGCCGATTTCATATCGCCAACCAACATCGTGGACTTGCGCGATGCCGAGCCAGTCGGCGGTGCGTTGATCAAATACCTCGCTTCTCGGACCGGCGACTATCCGTCACTGCGCGCCCGGGCCACCACCAAAGCAGACGTCGGACTGGGCAATCTTCCGAACGCCATCAGCGACGATCCGGCTACCAACAGCAGCCACATCGTGGCGTCTACGGCCGCGCTGAACAAATTGCAGAAACAGGTCGGGGATTCCATGACTGGCATGGTGGCAGGCTTTGCCATCTCTTGGGCGCCTGAAGGATGGCTGAAGTGCAACGGTGCGGCCGTCTCACGCACAACCTATGCGCGACTGTTCGCATTGCTCGGCGCGCACTACGGCGCCGGCGATGGATCAACGACTTTCAATCTGCCCGACATGCGCGGCTTGTTTCCACGAGGCTGGGACGACGGTCGCGGCCTTGATCCGGGGCGAGCCTTCGGCGCTTACCAGGACATGATGCTTCAATCTCATAACCACGGCGCTTCAGCCGGTGAAGTCGGCAACCATCTACATGCCGCGTGGACGGATGCGCAAGGCGAGCACAGTCACGCCGCGTGGACTGATGTTCAGGGCAACCACCAGCACACCGCCCCGCGCGCGCAAAACAATAACGTGGGCGGTGGCAGTCCTAACTTTACGACAGCAAACCTGCAGAACGGCACCACGGCTCCGACTGATTGGGCGGGTGCTCACTCCCACAACGTTGGTATAGGTGCTGCCGGCGCCCACGGCCATAACGTCGGCATCGACTGGGCCGGCGCTCACAGCCATGCCATTTCCGTGGCCGCAGCGGGCGGTGCGGAGACGCGTCCTCGAAACCTGTCTCTCGTTTTTTGCATCAAGTATTGAGGTCGAGCATGACTGAAAAATTCGTGTACCAAACCGACCACCTGGGCATTTTCATTGGAGCCGTAACGGCCGATGAATCGCCGCTGGAACCGGGCGTACATCTGGTTCCTGGTGGTTGCGTCGAAGTGAAGCCGCCTGCAGTACCGGAGCAAAAAGCTGCATGGTGGAACGGCAAGGCCTGGCAGTTGGTGGATTACCTCGGCGGCGTCGTGGTGTACAGCATCGTCACCGGCGAGCCGCGAACGTTGGAAGGCTTTGAATCGGTGCCGGCGGGCTACACCATGAAAAAGCCCGGGCCAAATCAGGTCTGGAAAAATGGCGGGTGGGTCGACGACATCGAAGCGGTTCTAGCGGCACTGCGTGACGAGAAGCTACAAGCGATCGCCACGGGCTGCTCCGGCTACATCGCTGGCGGTTTTACTTCCAGCGCATTGGGCGAGCCATACCGCTACAGCAGCGCCATTGATGACCAGGTGAATCTCAACGGCCAGGTGCTGTTGGGGCTCGACGACGTCTACCCCTGCTATGACATCGACCAGGTGCTGGCCTTCCGGCCGCACACCATCGCCCAGTTGCAGCAAGTCAGCCTTGATCTGGTTCGGTTCCGACGAGCCGCGCAGCAGCATGCCGAGGCGTTACGCCTGGCTGTGGAAAAGGCGCAAAAAGACAAAAACCTGAAAGCGATGAAAGCCATCCGCTGGACTGCGCCGGCATGAACTGGGCACCGGTGACCATGCGCTGGCCAGAGCAGGCCACTCAGTGGCTGGGCGGGCTGTCAGCAGCCAAGGATCTGGCCGACGGCGAACTGGCCAGCACCGCCCAGCGCCTGGCGAGTCTGAGCGGGCTGGCCAACACCAACCCGGGGCCGGTAGGTGATATGGCCAAAAGCGCGATCGCGGCCGGACGCAAGGCGCTGGCCGAGCAAATGGATCAAGTGCCTGCGTGCCTGGTGGTAACGCCGTTTCAAAACGGTGTGGGGCAGGGCGCGGGGTATCAGCGATTTCTGTCAGCGCCGAATGCGCTGGAACATCTCGCCAAAAAACTTGAGGACGCCAGCGACAGCGGGCGCCCGAGTGGGCCGCAGTACGCACTATCGATCCTGTTTTTGGCGACACGCCTTGAGCAGCTGGCCAGCAGCTTGGCGCGGTTCAATGCTTTGCTGCCGATCCCTGACCTGGTGCGAACCGAGCGCCGTGCGCAACACCTGGTGAAACTGGAAATCGAAAAGTGGGAGATCCCCGGCGCCGGCACGCTTCCGCGCTGGCAGGGTTTGCCGCTTGAACGTTGCACGGTGGTGAAAGCTGCCAAGCAGTCCATGGCGGGGCAGTTGGCGATGCTGGAAGGCTACGCGGCCGACAGCTCGCCGTTGGCCGATCTGGCAACGCTGGCGGCACGCAAGAGCGCTCAGCAACAGGGACGGGATAAGCAACTGGCTGACCTGAAAGACTCGCTGATCGGTGGCAACCCAGACGTCAGCATGCGCGCGCGGATGATTGGCCCAGGCACCGCCAGCGAATTGCGCCGCGAGCTGCTGGCCGGCGATGCGCCTGGCCACGAATGGATTCAATGCGCCGGCTTGCTGTTGGTGGGTAGCAAAGAAGGGCTGAGCTTCGTGCAGGAGCTGGTCGGCCTATGACGCTGCTACTCGACGGGCAAAAAGTCCAAGGCAAGAACCTCAAGGTCACGGCCAATCTGCGCATCGAAAGCGGCGACATGTCCGGCCAAACGAGTAACACCGACAAGGCTCACAAAGGCTTCAAGCCCAAGACGCTAGCCGTTTCGCTAATGATCCCCTTCGCGGATAAAACCCAGCTCACCGACCTGCTGCGCATGGCGGAATCTACCGCCGGCGGTGGTCAGCTCCATCTGTACCGGATTGTGAACGACACGGCCGAGGCTTTCGGTGTACGTCAAGTGGAGTTCTCCGACGGTGTCAGCGCTCGGGAGGCGGACACGCTGAAAGCCTGGCTGGTGCAATTCACCCTGAGCGAGCGCGAATCGAATCCGGAGAAAGTCGAAGGCCGGCGCGCCGGCAACAAGGTCACCGCGCAAGGCGCTCCCGGGAGCTCAGTCGGTGACGCCGGTACCGGCAACGGCGAATCAACCGGTAACGATCCCTCGCTGAGCGGCTTCGAAAAAGTGCTCGGGCGTGTGGACAAGTGGCTGGGCGGGAGTGAGCCGGCGTGAAACTGCACAAGATACTTTCGATCAACGGCGCGCCGATCGCACTGGTCAAGGAGGACGTGCGGTTAGACGCGACCAGCCCCGGCCGGGCGAACTTTACGGTTCAATCCTCGGCGCCGCTCAAAGGGCTCGTGACGCTGGATATTGGCTACAACGAAGGCACGCTGCAGCGACACTTCATCGGCTACGTCGAGCGCTGCACCGCTGCCAACGCGGTCGAGCAGGTTCTATTTTGCCGTGAGCTGGCGGCCGTGCTGGCCAACCCGCTGCCGCTGAATCTGCGCCATGTTGACCTACGCGCCGTGCTGGCCGAGGTGAGCATACAAACCGGCTTGCGGTTTCGTGTTCCTGATAGCACTTATGCCAGCGTGAAGGCGCCGTATTTCTACAGCCTCGCCGCCGGCTACCAGGCGATGGACAGCTTGGCGCGAGTGTTCAGCATTCCTGACTTCACCTGGCACCAGCTCGGCAACGGGGAAGTGTTCGCCGGCAGTTGGGCCGATAGTTTTTTCGGCGCACGTGCGCCGCTGCAGATCCCCACGGAGCTGTTTGACGGCTACCAGGGCAACCAGAGCGCGATGGTCGCGGCCCTTCCAGGGTTGCGACCAGGTGCAACGATCAACAACGGCGAGCGCATCACCACGGTGGCGCTCGCCAATGACCAGATGGCCATCCGATGGACGACGCAATCCGCCGCGCTGTAGAGCGCCAATTCCCCGAACTCACCGGTGGATATCACTTGCCACGATTTGCCCGAGTTGTCGCCGTGGCCGATGCGCCGGCGGACGCCGGACTGTGCGACGACTTCCGCCCGCGCTATGCCGTGGATATTGAAGTGCTCGGCGCCGACGACGAACCAGACCCAGCCATGCCGCCGCTCACTGGCGTCCCATTGCCGCTGCCCACCGGTGGCGAAGAAATGGGCATCTATGCATTCCCGGAGGAGGGCACGCGGGTCGTCGTGTGCTTTGCGTATGGACTGCCGAACAAACCCTACATCCAATCGATCTTGCCGCACGGCCTGAGCATGCCGAAGGTGCCGAAAGGTGATCAGGTGTGGCAGCACAGCGATGCAGCCCAGCAGCGCGTCGACGCCGACGGTAACTGGCTACGCCAGACCGATGGCAAGATCCGCGACCAGTCGATCGAGCGCGAGGTTGAGGCCCTGGAAAATCGCGAGCAGTTCCAGAGCCACACGCAGACGATCGAAAACCATTCAATCGAGTCAGTGGGTGGAGTGAAGAACATCGAGGCGCTGGGCGCGCTCAAGCTGATGTCAGGCGGATCCGCGAGCTTGGCGGCAGTGGACGACCTTCACCAAGCGACTGGCCGGGATCTGAATTTGGTAGTGGGTCAGAAGCACAACGCCACGGTCGGCGGCGATATGCATGAACGGATTGGAGGTTTTCGCAGAAGCCTGGCAGGAGTTAACCAAAAACTACAGGCCCCCAAAACATGGCTCGGTTCCGAGAGCATAAACGTGTTGCAATTGCTTGGCGAACTTATTGATATGGTAGAAGATATGAACGGCCAATTAGCCAGTCATGTTCATCCCCAGCTTGGTCAACCACCAACGAACGCTGGTATGTTCACTGATAACCGTCGCGAAGCCGCTGCGCTCTTCACGAAGCTCAGCTCAATCACTCTTTAACGTTTCCACTGAGGAATATATTGGCGTGCCTGAAGTATGGACTCTTTCGTTGAGCTATACACAGTTTCGCCGCAGGTCTCCGCCATGCGTTTGTTTAAGTGAATTACATCTTCAATTGTGACTTGCTCCTTTAAGTGGTTGTAGTCTTCTGAGTCGTTAATCATGTACGCATGTGTTGGAGATAGTGGGTAGTAAAGGTCTAATTTCTCCGGGGGCTCATCTGGGAGAGTCATGCACATACACGAGTGAACATTAACAACAGGTCTATCACTTGTAATGAAAGGCTTGATGGTTTTGTTTTCAATCAAGAAGTGTCTTTCCTTCGGAACTTCAAGCAAACCCTTTCCTAGGTTTATACCTAATAAGAAGCTGACAAACCACCAGTTGCGTTTCATCGCATCGGTGACAAACTGTGGCAGGTGCCTCGAGGACGCGTCGAGAGATTTATCTCGAACCGTTTTAGTTCTAACGAGTTGCTGAGCAATGTAAAAGAAAAAGGAGTGCTTTTGAACTATGTCAGCTAGCAAGCTCGTGTTGCCCTTCCTTAGCTCGCTGATCATCGGCCACGCTTGTCGTTCTATCTTGCCGTGCATGTCCTCTAGAACGTTGAACTGTAAAATCTGCGACACAAGATCTGTGTCTGGCTGATGTTCTCTGGCTCTACCTTTGAGTATGTTTGAAATAGCGATGAAATTGTTTAAGAATCCTTCGTGTATTTGCTGCAAGTCATTGCTTGCAAGTTTAGAAATCGTTCGAATGTATAGAAGGTCGTCATCGTTGAAGGTTGTGATCTTGTAAAACCCCAACTCCTTCGCTACTCCTTTTACGCTCTCAGTCGCGGGTAGCCCCTTTTTTGTAATGTAGTGGATTTGCTTTTTTGATGCCCACGCCTGTAGATATCGCGCCCAGACATAGTGGTGCTTACGTTTTACTTCGAAGTCTTTTGGGTTCATAAGCATCCAGTCCACAATTCTACGTTGATTATTAGGAGGTATAGCAGAGCGAATAGATTTGTGCGTTTGCTTCACCACTATGATTTAAAAAAACACTTGATGGTCAAGCTTGCTGTGGAGATTAGCTGGCGCAGTAGTCTAAGCCATGCACAAGATGTAACCGGATGAGTCTAGACTGAGCTGTTGCTATAAACCTAGCGAAGCATTTTCTAAATTTACGTTGTTTATGGCGAGATCACAGCCTGCGATATCTTCAGTCGGCGTTCCAATTGTTTTTAAGTGCGAAAGCATTTCGTAATGATCTATATAGTCGTTCAATTTGATCATCCTGCAGAGTCTAGCTGTTTCGATTGTTATGCTGAGGAGGTTTAACATGTCCACCGATCGTTCGTATGGTGTAGATTGGCCGCTGCGATTGCCTAGTTTTAGGTTGATTTCCTTAAGTCGTTCTAGTGTCAGTTGAATCCAGTAACGTTGGTTTCGGCTGTATTTATGTGCGACATCAATGAAGTAAGAGTCGATGCATAATCCGCTTATGCTTCCTGGTAGCCGATTACCAACAATCGGAGATCTCTGAATTAGGAGAGAGACCAAGCGTGCACACTCCTTTGCAGTTTCATTGAGTGCATGTTCTAAAGCGTCGATGTCTTCATTAATGCACATAATTTTATTGTTTGCTGACTTGTTGTCTTTCACCTTACTGCTAGAAAAATTCAGAGCGAAGCCGAGCGTAGTACCAATCAAGGCTCCAGCAATAGGTAATATTTTATCAAACAAGCCTTTGCTAGGATTTATGGTCTGCATGAAGGTTAAGCATTGACTGAAGTTCTCAATATCCAATTTGGTAATCTCGATCCGTATTGTTGTTTGAATTTTTATTTTTTGTTGGGTCCTGCGTGGCCTTCAAAAACCCAGCATCGTATCGTTTTTCCTTCAATGGAACTGCCCTTCGCACCTCTAGTTATATATCGTGGGCTTTTACTTGCTTTCATTGCATTTCGTAACACTGAGTCGAAGTGCAGCGCGATATTGTGTTTCTTGAACAACTCGGCAAGGTGAGGAAGTTTGAGGTAAATCATCCCGCTCATCCATGGCGCATGGTTGTATCGTTCTCCCTTACGATCCAAGACATCAAGGGCATCCCATAATTGGTTGACTACGTCAGATGCACCTATTGTGCCTAAGCCTATCGTCTCAAGTGCCGGCACGGACAGACCCAGCTGCCTGGAAATCTGCGCCAGTTGCTCGTGCAGCGCAACCCGTAAACCGTTGTCCTGAGTCCGGTGCAGCTCTTTCAGTAAAGCTACACGATGCCGCGATAGGGCAATCTGCTGACTGACATTCGGTGCCTCGGTGCGTATTGCACCGCCCTTGGTCCAGTAGTCCCACAGTACATCGTCGCAGTCCGCCTGATACTGAATGACCTTGTCGCGCAACTCGGGTGCAACTTTGTTTGGGCTGATGGAGTAGAGCCAAGCGGGGAGCTTCCGTAATGGTAAGCAGATCATTCCCCTGACTCTGCCATCCTCAGCCACCGTGTCGATTTCCGACACGGTTGAGTCAAACCGCTCTGCTATTTTTATCCGCTGCGCTGACCACCCGAGTCCCATGTTCTCAACGATCGGTCGCATTGCTACATATGGCTCGTTCTCTTTGCCTACCAAAACAATAGTGTCACCGTGAAAAGGGACTGATATTAGCTGTGTCTGCATTTCGCGTCCTTACGCCGACTGCTCAGAATCCTGGATATTTCGAAGATTGCCTGAATTCTGAGGCAGTCGGGAGCGGATCGCCATCATCGACGGTTGGCCGAAGTTCTGTACCCACAGAAAAACTTTATAAAAAAGCACTTATCCCCCTCCCGCCAACGGGCCTTAGGTCCTTTTTTTGTGCAAATCCAAAATGGGTGCAAGTGCCCCTGTAACTCGCGCCAGCCGTGGGGCAGCGCAGGTGCGTTCCCATTTCACGGTTTGCAAATGTTGGAAGAAAAATGCATCGGCGTTGCAGAGCTAGTTCATGGCTGGCTTGCAACTGGAGCCCGCTGCAGCTTCCGGCCTGGCTGGCGGACCTGCTCAAAAACTCTGGTTTAAGCGACTTTTCATTTGTGATCGATCAAGTTCAGAGGGTGCTCGGCAGATGCAGGGAGCCCGAGCAATACAGCCGCAACGCCCTAAAGCACAACGCTGCGGCCCGCTCTCGGCCTTGGCACAGCTTTCACAAGACTGCACTCGAATCGACCAGGTAAGCGGGTCCGATCCGGCATCTAAAAAATTAACTGATCGGCAAGCGGCCGTGTTTTTCCCCCTACTCAACATGCCTATTTCCAGATGAGGGCTGGGAAAAAGGTAATTTTGGTAAGCGGAGTATAGAAACGGCCTGCAGCCCTTATGGCGCTTGGCTTTCCGTCATTACCTCACAGGGTAATTTTAGGTAAGGCTGAAGGTAATATTTTCCGAAGTGCCTGATTTTACTGGGTTTGACGCTGATGGAGGATTACCAGTCTTAAAGGTAATTTTCTAACCTATTACTTACCTGATTATTACCTTTGCTGAAACCTACCAAAGCCCCGGTTTTGAAGGCTTCCAGCGGCTACCGCTGCCCACATTACCAATATTACCTTTTTCCCATGGCTCAACATAAAACGCAAAAACTCCCACTGCGAACCGTTTTTACGTCCTAACGCGTTTTTGCTCTGGGACAGCCATGGGACAGATCTGGGACAGATTCTGGACAGACGACCGGGCTGCAGCCCTTATAAACCGGGGGGGTAGGCTCCAAAAATCGAAAACGGGTAGTTTCGAATCTCTCCTTCACCGCCACATTTTGAAAACGCAAACCCCTGATTTTCCTAGAGAAAGTCGGGGGTTTGTGGTTTTTGGCGTCTGGAAAAGGGTGATGTGGGCCCGTTGGTGCTCGGCATCCATGAAGTGTGCTTTGGTGATCATTCTCTCTCCAAAGCTATACAAAACCCTGTCACCCGTCGAAATCTCCTACACGCCTCATTGACCCTCCGAACCGTCCCGAGTTTACTGTATGTGCATACAGTAAATTCACTATCAGGTTCGTATCATGAGCGTCACCATCCTCGGCCCGTTGTCAGGCGCGGGCGAAAAGCTTGCGTTGTATTCGTTTCGGATTCCCGCCGGTTTTCCTTCGCCGGCGGCTGATCACATTGAAAAGCACATTTCGCTTGATGAGATCTTCGATATTCGTGCGCCGCACGTTTATCTGGCGAAGATCGAAGGCGAAAGCATGCAGGACGCCGGGATATTTTGCGGTGATCTGGTGATTGTTGATCGCAGCCTGAATGCCGAGCACGGCGATATCGTCATCGCCGGTCTCAACTCCGAACCCATCTGCAAGCGCCTGCACATGCGCGACAACACCGTCATCCTTCTTTCGGCCAACAGCAAATACCCGCCTCGCTACGTGATGGAAGGGGATGAGTTGGTGATCTGGGGCGTGGTCACTTACAGCGTGCGCGACCATGGCAAATCGTGAGCAGGTTTTCGCGCTGATCGATTGCAACAGCTTCTATGCCAGCTGTGAGCGAGTGTTCCGGCCCGATCTGGCGAAGACGCCGATTGTCGTGCTGAGCAATAACGATGGCTGCGTGATCGCGCGCAGTTATGACGCCAAGCCCTTTGTGAAAATGGGCGCGCCGTATTTCCAGATTCGCGATGATTTGCGCCGCCAAGGCATTCAGGTGTTCAGCAGTAATTACGCCTTGTACGGCGACATGAGCGAGCGGGTGATGACGATCATCGAATCCATGGTGCCGGCCGTCGAGGTGTACAGCATTGATGAGGCGTTCGCCGATCTCAGCGGCATTCCTGGGGACCTGACCGCGTTTGGCCGAACCATCCGCTCCGCCGTTTATAAACGCACCGGCATCCCGGTCGGCGTCGGCATCGCCCCCACGAAAACGCTGGCCAAGCTCGCCAACCACACTGCCAAACGCTTGCAAGCGCATACCGGCGGCGTGGTCGACATCTGCGATCCGTCCAAACGCGATTGGGTGCTGCGCAACACCGATGTCGGTGAAGTGTGGGGCGTCGGGCGGCGGATGAAAGCTCATCTGGAAAGCATGCAGATCAGAAGCGCGATGGACCTGGCGAAGGCCGATCCGTGGACGCTGCGGCGCAAGTTCAGCGTGGTGATCGAGAAGACCGCGCGCGAACTGGGTGGCACATCCTGTCTGGAACTGTCCGAGACGGAACCGCCGAAGCAGGAAGTCTGCAGCAGCCGCATGTTTGGCAACCGTTTGACTACCATCGAACCGATCAAAGAAGCCGTGGCGACTTATGTGCATCGAGCGGCGGAAAAGCTGCGCGCGCAGAATTCGCTGTGCAAAAAGATCCGCGTGAGTATCCGCACCGGCATGTTTAATCCCGAGGAGGCCAAGTACGCCAACGGCGCGCTGATCGAGCTGCCTTATCCGACCAATGATGTGCGATTGCTGAGCAAGGTCGCGAGCGAAGCGATTGATCGATTGTTCCGGCCGGGGTTCAAGTACAGCAAGGCTGAGGTGCTGTTGATGGATCTGCGACAGCCCGGAGAATTTACCGAGGACCTGTTTGCACAGTCCCAACCTCAAGCGGCGGAGAGGGTGATGGGCGTGCTGGACCAGATCAATCAACGCTGGGGGCATGGAACATTGCGAGCGGGGAGCGTGCCGGCGGATCCTGCCTGGGGCATGCGGCGGGAGATGATGAGTGCGAGTTTTACAACGAAGCTGGATCAATTGTGGGTCGTTAAATCTAATTGA